GACGTATTGCGAGTGCACGCTTGATGGTTTCTTCAGCACCTTCTTTTAATACTCCTTTGGTGGGTTGGACTGGTGTCCATGTTCTTTTTCTATTTTGTAATTTGATGTAGGGGTTCATTGTTCGCAGTCACATTTAATCTTGTTATCATTTAGTATGTTTTCCAAGTAACTGTCAATGTCAGTATCTGCTAGTGCTGCGTAAGCATCAGACTTGTCCTGTACATCGCCCATAACTTGGAGAGAATAGTATAAAGAGGTTTGTGAGCTTCCTAGCCACTCCTCTATAAATGCTTCGTTGTATGTAATTACATCGCTCCAGCTGTTAAAGCTGTAGCCATGAAGCAATCCTGTCCTATCGAGCATCGTCATGATTTCGTCTGCTACACGCTTGTATGCGTCCCATCCTACTTCACTTGCTATCTCAACGTCGCCATAGTTGACTCTTTCTACTCCGAACTCGCCGGAATCTCTGTCAACCATCCTTGCTATTGGTGGTGCTATCTCGGGTGTGCATGTAAAGCCGTCTAGGTCTCTACTGCGATAGCTACAGCTGGCAGTGGGTGCAATAGCGAACGCCCTTACCATATCATTTTGTCTTGCTATTTGTGCCGCTTCAAAAATCGCTCTGTCCAACGCAACAGCTGCGACACCGGCTTCGTTGGCTGCACTATGTCCTCTGTTGACAAGGCGGAGGGCTTCTCCGAAGTCTTTGTAACTGATGTTGTATCTTCTGAGGAAGTTTGCAAGACCGAGCACTCCGAGCCCAACTTGTCTGTCGACTTCGGGGGTAAGGTACTCTCCAGATTCTCCAACGCCTGTCCGACTATGGAGATCGCACAACTCGGACATGCCTGATACGAAAGCCTCTTGTAGGTTGTCGAGTGTACAGGAACCGAGATTGACATGCTGTAACAAGCAAGTTCCACGTGAGGGCAAGTATACTTCAAGACAGACGTTTCCATAGATACGCTCCCCGGTATTGGGGTCGTGTTTGATTTTGTTGAGCCAAATGTCTCCTGATTTGATTCCATAAATTAGTGCATCCTTTGTATCTTGATCTGCAAATGTCCACATCTCATCGTCGATGTCAACACATCTCTTGACCCAAGGTAACTCAGATCTTGTTGCTGTTATAAAGTCTACCACATCTGGGTGTGATAAGTCTAGATGGAGTACGATGGCTCCGTTTTTATAAGCTCCACCTCTTCTCAAGGTTTCATTTAGAGCTGAATATATTTTGCCAAAGCTGACTGGGCCAGTAGCCACAAGTCCTTTGTCATTTGTATGTCCGGCTGGTCTTAGCTTAGACAGGTGGATTGCACAGCCTGCACCAAATCTTAGTGCATGACTTGCGAACCTCCAGCTAGCTTCGATGCCGTTGGGACCTTCCATGCTGTCTTCAACAACGAAGGTCGTGCATGATACAGGAAGTCTTGACTGAGGGTCATCAATCCAAGACTGTACCCGTCCAGTGCGGGAGATTAGTTCTGGCATTTTAAATAATAATACTGTTTTCTATTAAATCTTTAAGTGCATTAGTTAATGCGAAGTTTTGTCTTTGTAAAGCAAGGAAGACAGTCACAACGTCCTCCTTCTTATCATAATGTTTACGTAAGTTATCTTCAATCACTCTCATCTTGAACTGTTGCTCCATTGTTAATAGCAAAGGCTTCTTGGGGCGTCCAGAGTTTGGGTGTTTGTTCTTTGGTATCATAGTCATCTATGGTAAGTATTCTGGCAAGCCTTGCATTCAAAAGGGCGTCGTCTTCGGTCAGTCCTTTATCTGTAAATGCTTTCACAACTGTTGACCAGTTGTAGCCTTCTTTATTGAACAGAGTCTCTGCTCTCTTCACACCGATACCGGGTACACCACTGTAGCCATCTGTCTGATCGCCAGCTAGTGTTTGTATCAAGTGCCACTTAGCACCCTCTTCAGCGGTGATATCTTGAGAGGTTTCCAAGTTATATAGTTTACCGGGTATCTGTCTCATATCTTTATCAGGTGAGACAATAACATTGCCGGGGTGAGCTGTAGCATAAATGCCCATGGCATCGTCAGCTTCTAGCTCTTTCATAATGATTACGTTGTATTGTATCTTTAGGTTAGATATTACACGTTTATAGCCACAGGGCTTTTTTCTGTTTCGATGACCTTTGTAATCTGGGGAAATTTTTTTCCTAAAATTTTTGGTGTCTGAAAAGAAGAGTATTGGTTCGGCAAATCCGCCAAAATGAGAGGTTATTTTGCTAATTTCTGCTGTAACCGCCTTGTAAGCGTCACTAAAGTTAGATGTCACAAATATAACGTCTTCCCCGTAGTCTATCTCTGTTTCACAGGCTGCACAGCATTTATATACTATGAAGTCTGCATCTATTAATATGTTCATGGTGGTTTAATGTACGTCAGCCCAAGTTTGTCCAATCTTGGCTTCTGCTGCGATAGGGCATCTTAGGTTGTAATGTTCGCCTGCCATTTTGGCTGCAAGCTCTAGCCATCTAGCTAACTCTTCACAATCACGCCTATAACATTCATAGTTTAGTTCGTCATGTATAAAGGATAGCTGGTGTCCATCAGGTGGTAGGCACTCATTTATGGTGACCATCCATCTTTTGGCGATTGTCGCTGCGCTTCCCTGTAAGAGGTAATTGAGAAACTTATGCCCTTTGTCAACCCCGATACGACGACCGTCGATGGCGTTTGCATAACCTCTCTTGCTACACTTCTGACAAGCCTGTAGCAGCTCCGCAAGACCCGGAATGGCATCCACATAAGCCTTACGTATATCCGCTCCCTTTCGTGCAGCGGCTTCTTCGGGTAGTAACTTATCAAAACTCCTCCCTAATTTAATGTTTCCGGCTCCGTAAAGGAAGGCGTAGGTGACAGTTTTAACTTGTCTCCTAGTGATTCCAATTCGGTCTGCATTGGTTTGGTGTATATCTCCTGTTGTAAGGATTCGAGCATAGCGTCCTTGATCGTATCTGGCGAGGTAGTGGGCGAGCATCCTGAGCTCAATACCACTAAGATCGGCAGAGACCAGAACTTTAGTAGGTGTAGCCGTAAATAATTTTCTAAATCGTTCATCACTTGGTACTTGGGCTAAATTTGGTTTTCTGTGTGCACATCGAAATGTGTTGGTGGCGACAGAACAATGGTGATGTATCCTGTTACACGTCGTAACAAGCTTTTGCCATGCGTTCACGCCTTCCGAGATCATCCCCAATTTCTTGGTAATATCGAGACATCTCAGAAACAAGAGGGCTGTCTCCGACCCAATATCTTTCAATACTGTCTCGTCTACGACTGCCTTGCCTGTGGCAGTGAGTTGTGTCGGTTTCCAATTCTCGTGGGTCTTCAGTATCCATGCTATGTGGTCTCGTGAGGTGGGGTTAAGTTGTTTAAGTTTTGTAAACGGGCATCCTTGTACATACCCTTGTGTCCGGTTATTTCGCTTAGGTGTAAACACTGTTCCAGCAACGAACCCGAATTTTGAGCGTAATATTTTTGTAGCTTCTTCCAGTTCTCCTCTGAGAGTTGATTCGAGCTCGTAGGCTGCTCGTTCGTCGAAATACCATCCATGTTCTTCTTGTTTTTGTAATATGTGTGCGACCTGATGTTCGAGTTTTACCCAATCAGGTAGGGTTGGAAATGTTGGCATAGTTTATTTGTAACAATAACGTCTTGTTCGCAATAGTCCTCCATCTCCTGTGACCATTCTAGCCAGTCGGAAGTCTCTCCAAAGTTCCCCTTGTATTCTCCCAACCTGTAGCCATATGACTCCAAAGAGTGGCGACCATACAGTTTGGTAGGCATACCTTTGTGCTGTGCGTTTCTGTCGGTATTCAGCATGTCAGCGTGATATAGCCTTGATAGTATAAGTGTATCTACAATCACACCCTTTGGTTCAAAGAAAGGGTAGATATGTTTTATCACTGGCAAGTCAAAGCCAATGATGTTATGTCCTATAATAGTGTCAGCAAGTTCTAGATACTGAACTCCTCTGAGTATAGGGTCTGTCTGTCCTGTGTCGTTGTATCTTGTGATCTCTCCTGTCTCATAGTCCATCGTGACTAGACAGTGAATCTGTTTATTTCTTGCCGTTATCGGCGTTGTTTCTAGATCGAACAGGAGGGTAATAGGTTTTGTCTTTGAATTGTGCTCTGTCAATCTGTCTCCTAGTGGGTGGGTTAGGTTTAATTAGCCTAGAAGTCGACGGTTGGGTCAAACTCTGGCTGCTCATCTTTCGTAGTTTCATAAAAGTTAGTAGTGGATAGGTCGTAGGTCAATCGTGTTGCGACTCCAACTTCTCCCGAATATCTGTTCTTAAGAACTCTAACAGTTGTAATGTTGTTAGAATCTTCGCTTTGTTGGTCTCTCTCCAGAGCGATGACTGTATCGCTGATTTGAGAGATCGAATGAGAGCCTCGTAGTTGTCCGAGGGATACACGTCCTCCCTCCTCGTGCGAATTACTGTCACTGTTACTTCTCCTTAAATGTGATACTAAGTATAAGGTGATTCCGGTACGTTCTACCAAACTCCTTAGTCTAGTCATGGTAGAGTCTATCATTCTTCTTTCATCACCATCAAGTCCTGATAGTAATATACTGAGGTGGTCTAGGAATATAATACGACATTCCAGTCCACTGGCAAGGTACTCGATCCTGTTGTAAATAACATCCGGGTCAAAAGAGCCAAAGCCATCAAAAAGATATACGTTCCAATTAGCAAGCGTTGCATCAAATGCCTCCTTTAGTTCTGTTTCTTCATGTTCTCCGATGTGGAGTGCTTTACCTACAGCAGCAGACATAAGTCCTAGTGCTGTACGTTTGTTATTGGCTTCTAGTTCTAGAATACCAACAGTCTCACCACGCTCACATAATCCTGATGCTATCTCTCTGACAAAGGATGTCTTGCCAGAGCCAGTACCAGCTGTGATTGTGATAAGCTCGCCATATCTTATACCATGTAGCATGTCGTTCATACCCTTAAATGGGTAGTCCCACTTTGCTTCCTCTGTTGGAGCAGTTACTACATCATATAAACTCTTACCATCTATAATTCCGTCTGGTCTGTATGGCTTAGCATCCCAGATGGCTCGTCTGATAGCGTCAGAATCCCCAGCTTGGAGAGCATCTGAAGCATCTTTATAGTTGTCAAGTCTAGCAACTTTAACCCTGCCGGATGGGAGGATTCCCGAGGCAAGTTCAGTGGCCGTACGCCCTGCGTCGTCGTTGTCGAAGAAGAGGACGATTTCTTGGTATCCCTGTAAGAATGGGATTTGTTTTTGTAAGTCCTTTTTGGCTGATGCCGCACCATGAGGTAAGCTGACCATCGGCCAACCTGACATAACCTCGTAACAAGAGGCTGCATCTAACTCTCCCTCAGTGATAACAATTCGCTTGCCACTTGTAGGAAATAGGTGTTGACCAAAAAGCGTGTCTGTAGATCCTCCTTCGTAATGGAAGTCTTTTGATTTAGTTTTGATTTTAAAGCCAACAACTGTCCCATCTGCTCCATAATATGGGAAACGTAGGGTGTTACCATATCTGTAGATTCTGTAGAAGTTGTTGGTTCGTTCACTGATTCCTCGCTTTTTAAGGGCTTCGGCTTCTCCGAGGAATCTGGCTGTTGTTGTTTTGTCATTTGTCATTGTGGGTGTATGGTTGTCCCCGTCTGCTGGTGTATATGTCTGGCACGCAAAGCAGAACGCATGGCCGTCAGAGTAACGTGAGTTAGCATCTGACGAGCCACAGTTAGGACATGGTTCATGTGCCACAAATTCTGATTCTGTGTTCATGTTAACCAATCTATGGGGATTGCGTGTACTGCTGCCCACTTGATGCCGTGCTTTTCACACCATTGGGCATATGTTGTTTTGGATTTCTTGCTGATCTTATTGAAAGGAGCTTGAAATACCATACGCAAGTCTATATCTGGATTGTCTCGCACGACAGCTAGTATCTTGCGTCTGTCGGCAGCGTCCCAAAAACCTTTAGTCTCTAGGTATACGCCGTTGGGTAGTATAAAGTCAGGATTGTAGTGATGCTGTATAATGTACGAGATCTTGTGTGTCTCATACTCATACACCACACCAATCTGCTCGAGAAGATCGCCGACTTGCTTCTCTAGCTTAGACCTAAAAGTCCTCTTCTGAATCGTCATCTTCAGCTGGAGGTACAGTCACAGGCTTAGGTTCAGATGTCTTGAAGCCTTCAGTAGTACCGAACATATCGGCTACTGCTGCTTCATCCATGCTGTCTGTATCAACAGCAGCACCTTCTCCTACAGCGACAACTTGTACGCCCAGTAGCTTAAGACTACTACCATAGGTGACTCCATCTCTGAGGATATAAGGCTTCTGAAAGAAACCAAGCTTAACTGTAGATCCGCCATATAATGGTGTCTTCTTATCTGTAATAGGTGTTCCCTCGGTGTCGACTACGCCGGGTCTCTTGTCCTCTCCCCACGAGAACTTAATTTTGTATTTACCTTCAGCTACCTCTTCCCATGGTGTTGGCTTGAGTGTAGCTCTCTTAGGATTCTTCAACTTGGACTGTGCCCATGTAAGGACAGCTTGTCTCTCAGTCTCAAGTGCGTCGATCACTGTCTCGTCTACAATAGCAGCGAGTGAGTAACCGAACTTACCGGGTTCAAGTATGGCTTGGAAGCCTTCTAATTTAATTTCGTCAGTAACGTGTACGTTCTTGGGCATTTTAGCAAAAAAAGTAAGTTGATTCAATAACCGTTTCCGGTTGTAAGTCGCCAATAATAGGCGGGGCTGTCTCTGCTCCGATCTGTCGGGCAAAGTCAATGAGATAGTCATGTTCTGCAAAGAGAATCATGTACTTCTCCCTTATTATAGCAGATAGTTTATCCATATCGCAACATCTGCTTAACACACTGTCATGTATTAGTGCGATTGGTTCATCAAAACTACGCACAGCGAGGTGTAAGAGTGATGCGTCAAGACTATGTATCAGGTTGGGTGCAGTGGCTGCCTTGTGCCTACTGAGATCGACGTCATTGGTCTCATCTGTAGCAACACTAAGTTGACATCTGCCGAGAAGTTGTAGGTCTAGACGTTCTACTTTCTTCTTCATAATCCGTTGCTTAACAACGAAGCCTGATGGTGTTGTCCATTCCACGTAGTCTGCTCCACGCTTGATAGACTTAGACACCTCTGTCTCGATCCATTTCATAACTGCCATTGGCCCGGGCACGATCATGTGCATGGCTTCACGTACAGCTTTGACAATGGTGGTGAGGTCATCTTTATCGACCTCTATACCTTTCTCTTGTAGTGCTTCCTTGATGTAAGACCTATTTGAGAAAGGTTTAGCATTGTAGGGTATAGTCATAACTGTGCGCTTCACACATTTCCTATCCCATACAGGGTGTACACTGGTTGGAATCCCTAAGCTTAGTGCTGTCTCTGCCACTTTAGCGTAAGCATCTTGCGGCTTATCAGAGGGGACGACATTGACCAGTGTAGCGGTGGACTTATCCCGAGCCAGACCAGCAAGTATTTGCAAGCCTGAGCATGTAGCGTCGGTTGCCACAGGTAGTGATGTAGTATGTCTATCACGCTTGAGACAGCAATGATAGTACTCATCACAGGCAGCTAGAAACTGCCATGGTTCTTCTGCAACTTCCCACTCGCCAATGAAAGCTATGGGATTGGTTGCGACAGCTGAGACAAGTGAGACATTCTCTCTAGTCCACTCAAGCCTCTCTTCCATAGTAGCTTTGTCAAGACCATAACTGGTAGCTACTTGGAAGGCAAGCCATTTCTCAGACACCACATCTGCATCATCAGCAAATTGTAATAAACTTTTTCCAAAGTCTGTATCTTGTGGTGTAAGAAAGGCAGGGATAGGGTATGCACGACCACGGTAGTCGAAAGACCAAGGTATATAAAACACCTCATTCTCATAACGACGTACCGCTTCCATGGTCATGCGGGTGCGGCAAGATCTCTTGAACTCTGCTGCTCGCTTATTCATTACTTCTGCCGCTTCCCTACGATACCTCTTACGGGATTCTTTGTTGTCTGCTATGTCGTACGGCTTTGGTGGCAGTTCGTAATTTATGATTGGAAGAAACTTACCTATACTTATTCCCCTGTCTTCGCACAGCATAGCGACATTGACTATGAACGGGTTTAACCGATATTTTACCTGTTGTATTTTATTGAGAAAAGCTATAGGTATTTCCCCCTGTATACGGGAGGGATCGCCCCTTCTAACCAAGTCGTGACCTTGCATTAGCTCATTTAACATGTAACCGCCGGGCGTATCGTTAGTCCAATCCTTCGGAGGTATTAACATAGGCCACGCAAGCGGTGAAAAAACCTCTGCATTAGCCATCACCTGATCCTTGATGTCCATGAACTCAGCAGTTGGTGCTATGTACACTGTAGTCTTACGACCTGTACGTAATCTTTGCTTGTAAAACCAACCACTTGCTTGCATAATACAGTCAAGTAACCATGCACCTAGCTTGATACGTATGCTTCTACCCCATGGTGTCCATTGTTTGACTCCATATCTGTTCATCAACGTCTTGATAACAGTGAGTTTCTGCTGTGTACCTATTGCTCTGTGCCAATAGTTTTCTTTAAGTGTTGCCAGTAATGCTGGTGCGTTTTCTTCGTAGTGTCGCATGTTACATTCGTCTTCGATAGCCCTACCAATGGCTTCGCAAACATTCGTTGCAATATTACAACCTTCCTTGTAACCGAACACCTTGTCAAATGTAATCTTACACGCAATACTAGCTGCTGCCAACGGCTCGATTGTAGCGAGGTATATGTGTATGTCTTTGAATGCTGCTCCATATTTACCCTGATGTATCTTAGTATTGGTCGTAATAATCTTGTCAACCACAAGTGGAAGCAAAGTTTGTAACGAGGCTATACCATATATACTTGCAGACGCATAGTTCTGTTGCTCTAACTTAAGTGTTTGATCTCTAAGACGCTTGAGTCCCTGAGAAATCTGTGTCCTCTCCAGCTGTATCTGCTGGTCTATCTGCTCTGGTGTAACATATGTCATCTAGTTGCTCTCGTATCTGGTTATATAGGTGTTTATACACTTCATTATAGTGTGGGTGTGATTTTGGTAGCATATCTAACGCCTGTTTTTCATAAGTGTAGACGTCATCACTTGGGATAAAAGTTTTCTTTGTCATTGTCAGTGATGTATTGTTCTGGTTTAAGGTGTTGTATGTGATCGTGTGTACATACTACGAGTTCATGCTCTTGTCCAGCTAACAACTTCTTCAATCTGCGACCAGCTGCGTCTGGTCTGATATATGTGTACTCCTTGACTTTACCAGTCACGCAGTGTTTTGTACGGATAATAATATCGTATGGTGGACTGATAACCCAACCATTCATCTTCCAGTCCATAAGGTCATCATACTCAATGCTCTCGAACCATTCGGCAGGGCATTTGGCTATTCTATTCCACTGGTTGGGAAAGTATTTCTTTGTCATAGGGTCTGTATCTTCTGTGTGGGTTTGAGTGTTTGTCAAGGTACACGTCCTTGAGGGTGGTATCATACCAATCCTTTGCCATGGACTCTGCTCTGTATGCAGCTTCCATGTCATCTGCTGCCATCAGGCAAAAGTGTTTACCATTGTCTGTGTCAGCACAGTAGTAGCGGTATATAGGTGTCATGGGTGTGATTGTGAACGTAGTTTTTTAATTAGTACTTTAGTACGGGCTTTGGCAGCCTGTATCATACGTACTTTTTTCTTGTATTTGGGCGGCTTCTTGCTGTGGTGCTGCCAGTTTGGTGTTGTCATAATAGCTCCAATGTCGTGTAACCCCTGCAATAATAAAGAAGTTAGTTACAATGGTGAGTATGCGTACAAACTTCTTCATTTAGCAATGTATGGGTATTGTTCTGAGTCAGGGTAGTAGTGATCGACAAGCTCGTACTCCATGTTATTACAATGGTTAGTGGCATACTTGTCAGCTTCACACTGATCGTACACTATGTCTGCATCAACATCGACCTTGATGAGCATGTATAGTGGCTTGATCTTCTTGTCGTAGTTGTGAAAGTCCTTGAGAGCTTTATAAACTTCTTCAAAATAGTCTTGCATGATTACTTGTTGTATCTTGCTTGTATTTTAACATAGTTTTTATTGCTTTGCCCTAATTCTGGGTCATCTGCAATCATAATTAATACTTCTTGGATATAAGCATTTTCGTCTGCTGATATACCTACGATTCTGCCTGCTTTACCTGATTTCTTGGTAGCTGCTTTCTTAGGTGCTGGTACTAGACCTTTAGCTTTAACAGCCTTGACAGCTGGTGCTTCTTGCTTTTTAAGTGATGCTTCTAACTGTGCAACCTGTATAGCTGCGTCCATCTTAGCTTGCTCTTCTGCCCTCTGTTCT